ACCTTGTTCCATTCCGCAGTCAACAAGAATATTTTTTCCGTTCGTTTCTATTAGCGTACAACTGCCCGTAACTTCGTGTGCCGCACCTAAAAATGTGATTTTCATACTAACTCACTTCCTTTCTATTTTATTTATACCACCGATTTCGGCTTTAGTAACAAATAAATTGTATTTTTTTATGTTTTAATGTATAATATTTTTGAGGTGTTTGGTATAAAAAAAGAGCTTTAAAGCTCTTTTTTGATTTCCTTGAGTAAAGCAGTGCAACCTTCAAGTACATCATTGTATGTCACATCAAAATCACCTGTGTACCATGGATCCGCAATATCTCTCGGATTGTCGGACCAATCAAGTAAAAGGTGTATTTTGTTTTCGGTATCATTCGGTAACATACGTTTCATATTGCGTAAATTGTAACTGTCCATACCGATAATGTAGTCATATTTGGCATAGTCGGATTTTTTTAATTGAACCGCATATTTTCCGTCAACGGAAATACCGAATTCCGCAAGCTTTTTGCGCGTACCATAATGTACACCGTTCCCGATTTCCTCTGTACTCGTCGCCGCAGACGCTATGTAAAACTCATCACTAAGCCCTGCCTTTTTAACTAAATCTTTCATCACAAACTCCGCCATCGGCGACCTGCATATATTGCCGTGGCAAACAAAGAGTATCTTAATCATAATTTTTTCCTTTCATAAAAAGCCGTAAAATGCCGTGGTTTGCCCGTATTTGCGGTGTCTGTAAAATGCTTTAAAAACATCGCTTGACAGAGTGTAATCTGCAAAACACGGCAAATAAGGGCAAATCAAGGACACCGTTAGTAGTAAGATAGTAGTAAAAATCCGAGTGTTTACTACTAATGGATTCAAAAAAAAATGTTTTATCATCTTTTCAATATTATTATTTATTAGGAATATTTGTCACCATTCTATAGTAATATTTAACTTCTGCATATGTGTAGACATCTTTTTATTTATTTTCCCAAATGCTTCTATTAATTCATTATACTTGGGATATTTTTTTTGCAATTCATCAATAAATTTGTATTCTTTTTCGTTTTCGAATTTATACCATCTTCTATAATCAGTTTGGTTTGATGTTAGAAAATAGTTTAAATCTTTTATCATACACTTCATTGCTTTATATATAGTATTATCTGTTTTAGCCACGTTTTCATAGTAACTCATTTGTAATCTTATAAATTCATATGTATTATGATAGGATTCAAAAACATCATCAAAATTGTCTTTCAAAATGTCAATTTTAAACAAACTTCTTTTGGTGACAAAATAATTTGTAAGATTTGCTTTTACTATTCTGTCAATATTTTTTAAATTAAATTCAATTCCCGCAATTGAAATTGATGGAACTTTTACATCTGCATATTTTCTCAAATATAATATTACAACCAAAAACAATGCCCCTATAATAACTGTATAATAATTTGTAAAAATGCTAGTTATGAAATTTAGATTCAATACAAAGTTACGTATTCCTGGAATATATAACAATATTTTTTTTATATCACAGCACCACACTATAAGTAATACAATTCCCCCAACAATCCATGTGATTATTGATTTTTTTATAGGTTTAATCAAACTATTTTTAATCTTCATTTCTCCATTCTTTTTAATTCTTCTCACCTTTTTTAACAAAAAATAACCTCTGTCTGATTTAAAAGTAAATTTAATCACATCTATTTTATTAAGTGTAGTTCTAATTTTTTATTGTGGAAAATTATCAATATTTTTATCATTTATTGATGCAATTCTGCTTTCTTTTAAATCAGGAATTCCAAATTCATCATCTATATAATTTTTTATCTTTTCTGTGTATACTGCTTTTTGCAATTTTATATTAAATAAATAAAGATAGCATCTATAGATATTTTTTAATTACCTAACGCTAAAACACCTTCTTCATCTTCACTTTATAAAAAATCAAAACATAATTAATATTTTTATCGACTATATTCATTAAATCACTTAATGTGTTTTATTATGTGTTTTACACCTCGAATTATATTTCATCATTACATTTGTATTTTTAATTAAATGTGCTCTTTGAGTTCTTGCATTATATGCATCTTCTATCCATGCCTCTAATTGTTCATTACTACTTGGATATGTATAATATCTAGCGTATCCAGTATCCTGTTTATTTGAGTTTTTGCTTATATTTTCTTCCACTCTAGGCGGCAACAATCCTTTCGAACCCATATACGGTAAATTAATCGCAATCAATCCATTAGGCAATGACTGTCCACATTGAAGAGAAGCTTTAACTTCCCAGTCAACATATCTTCTACTATGGGTACAACTTCCAACCAATACTATAGTTACAGTGGAATCTTCTAACTTGTCTTCTCTTATTTTTCTCATAATATATTGCGGATTGTTGCTATCAAAAGTAAAGTCTCCCTCTTTGACTCCAACAGTTTTAAATATACACACATTAGAAAAATCATTAACAAACTTATTAACCTCTTGTTGATCTCCATGATAATATGAAACAAATACTTTTCTCATTTATAAAACCTTCTTCCTATATTCATTTTATATATTATACCACACCTCATACATTATATCAATTCACAAATCCGACATTTTTTAACAAAAGCAAACAAAAAAACAGGCACCCAAGCCGTAGCCTGAGTGCCGTCTATGCAACATTATCATATAACCCTAAACATTTTCTGAGTTATTAAATTTCTTCTTGAATTTTTATCAAGTTCATTTCTCGCATTATTCAAATCCTCCATACGTTTTAGTTCGTCCTCTGCATCTTCAAGACCGAGATGTGTATAAGTGTTTAGTGTTACGCCTATGTCGCTATGCCCCATAAGGTACTGCAATGTCTTTGGGTTCATTCCTGATTTCGCCATATTACTGCAGTAGGTATGTCTGCAAACATGCGGCGTAATATTCGGTATCTGTATACGGTAAATATCGTTGTATCGCTGTACCATATGGTTAAAACGATGTTCCCAATGCATTGCTACGAGCGGATTGTTATCTTTATCATAAAACAAAAATCCGGCATATCCGTCAATCATTTTTTCTCTTTGTTGCGGTTCTCTGTCCTCGATAATGGCTTGAAAACACTTTACCACTTCCTCTGTAATTGGAAGTTTTCTTGTTCCGGCATTGGTTTTCGTTGATTCAATTACATACTGCATATCTGAGGTTCTCTGAAGCTGATGGTCAATATTTACAATTCGGTTCTTTAAATCAATATCTTTGAGTGTCAAACCGCAGAATTCCGATATTCTCATTCCTGTATGGAATAGGATATAAACCACCTCGTAATACTTACAATAGCAGTTATCATCATGCACAAATTTCAAAAACTGTCGCATTTGCTCCCTTGTTATTGCGGTTCGTGTATGTGAATCATTCACCACAACTCCGGCAAGCTGAAATTCAAATGGATTCTTATTTAAAATATCATCATCAACAGCCATCTGAAATGCAGGTCTTAGAACTCCGCGTACCGACTTGACTGTACTGTAACCTTTGCCGTCACTCTGCATTTTAATAAGGAAAAGTTTTGCGTCCGATGTTTTAACGTCTGCTATTTTCGCCTCGCTAAATTCCTCTTTTTTCAAGATATTCTTTACAAAGTTATAGTTTGCAACTGTACTGTGTTTCGCTCCTGTTTTTGTGGATAGGTATCGTTCTACAAGTTCGTTCACTGTTATATTTCTTTTCATCGGATCTAACTGCGATTCCAAGTCATATCCTATCTGCTTTTCAAGTTCCCTCAGTGAAAGACACGGTTTCTTTCCTGCAGGTAATTTGTCCGTAGGTTCAAGTTTCCAACTGTACACAAAATGCGGTTTGCCTGCTATATGATACTTAAACTGATATTTTCCGTCTGCTCTCATTGACTCTCCCGCTCTCAAAACTCTATGTTTTGAATCGCGTCTTATTCTTCCTCTGATCCCCATTATCTGCACCTCCTAAGTTCCGGATGTTTTAAGATATACCTCTCAAATGCCGTTCTGATAATCAATCTTCGACTGCCATAGAAAACAATAAAATCATGAACCGTTTTTTCTCTGATAAGAGAATGAAACTTTCTTTGACTGAGGTTGAAATATTCAATCGTTTCTGACAGATTTAATAAATCCTTTTTCTCTGCTGTTGCTCTCTGCATAAAATTTCTTCCTTTCTGTTCTTTAATTTTTACTTTTAGTTTGATTATAAGCTTTATTAAGCTTGCACTATATATCGCTCTAAAAGCTCATAAAGTCAACTACTTACGGCAAATAAAATCAATTTATATCGTAGAAATTCGGCAGAGATGTTCCTCAAATTTAGGACGTATTATTAAATATCTGTTGCCACTGTAAATAGAGAATACTCCGAGATTATCTTCCGCCAGTCTGCGGATTTTTTTGACTCCGATATTGAAATATATACTTGCTTCTCTTATGGTAAGCATATATTTTTCTCCGAGTGTTATAGGTACATCTTTCTCTTCATTCATTGCAATCACCTCTGTTATTTATATATTCTGGTTCTCAAATAATAAAAATAATGCCCGTTTAGAAAATCAATCTCTAACGGGCATAAACTCAACTATTCACTTTTTCCGTCCCATCTGTTTTCATATACTCCTGCTCTGTCATTTATAACAAAGACTCTAAGAAGTTCATCAGTCAAGCCCAGACAGCCGTTTTCATCACCTTTAAGGAACCCCTTATCCATCATTTTCTGAACAGTAGGTCTTGCCCATTCAGGCATATTGTCATCAACATAATTGTAAATCATTTTACTGTTCAGTTTATTTACATCAGCCTGTAATTTTGCTATTTCTGCTTTCAACTCCGTATATTCCTTACTCATAATTTCTTCCTCGCTTTCTGCCGTTTCATAATCCGGTCTGCAGAATTTTGTTCCCGCAAGATTGCTGATATAATATCCTTTTCTGCAGACACCGCCACCGTTTGCAACAACCGCACTTCCGGCTGACGTATTCCCTTCAACAGTAGTGAAATAATCTCCGTCCACGCCGGTTACAATTCCCGTATGCGTAAATACCCCATTATGATTAAATATAACAATATCGCCCCTTTTCGGATTTGCGTACAATTTAAAAAGTCCCGACATTGTCGGGCAATATACATACGGATAATGCTTCAATATTTGATGTGCCTTATCCACTCCGAAAGTCTTGGTGAAACACCATGTAACAAATACTGCACACCACGGCTGTCCTTGATATTCGTTTTTTATATCCCGCCAATACTTAGTATAATTGTTCATACCGGCATTCGCTGTTTTATCATCAAGCTGTGAATTACTTGACTTTTCCAAATAGCCGACTTCATTATCAGCGGTCTGAATCAATTTATCTATTGCAGTCATCTCTTACTCCTTGTCACTGTTAGGTGTATCGTATGTCAATGCACGTTTGCTGTCTGTAAATCCTGTTGTTGTAGGGTCTGTAATTGCGTTATATACACTGACAATTACAAGGCTCAAAATGTACGGGCTTGAAACCGCCTTTATAAGTACTTCCCCCAATACCGACCACGAGCTTAAATCCTCGGCTGTAAGTCCGAGATATGCCAGTATCGGCATAATTACAGACAGCAATATCTGTGCCCAAAACATAGGATTTCTCATTCGTACTTTCCAGTTAATCATTTTACATATCCCCCTTCAGTTCATCAATTTGGTGCTGCTGAGATTTAAGTGTATTTTCCGCAATAGCCACTCGTTCAACAACACTGTTGTGTTTTTCTACTTTGCGTTCAAGCTGTTCAATTCTGTACAGTGTCTTATTGTTTGAAACAATACCTGCAATAATAGAACCGCCAAGTGTTCCTACAAGCGACAAAATCGCCACAACAATCGTACTTTCCATAGTCAGTACCCCCTTATCAGTTATTTTCTAATTTTTCTACTCTTTCGAGCAGGTCTTTTATTGTATTAAATATATCACTCCTTCCTATACAAAACGGCTTTCCGTCTATATAGATATATTCCGCTATATCTCCGTCTTCCGCCACTATATATACGGTTCTTTCGTCATCACTTTCATTTCCCGATTTTGATGTTATGCTTATATTGTCAATCCCCATTTCAACGCTATTTACATACGAATAAATCTCAAGTCCCGTAACCTTACTTGCGGACTTATCATAAAAATCAATCTCACCGCTTAATTTGGCTGATTCATTATTGTTTGTAATACAATATGATACCGTTTTTGACTCGTAATTAACTTCTATTCGGCTATGAACCCAACAGTTAAAAAAGTTGTCTTTCCACGTCAGGTCACTGTTTATGTAATAATACTTTCCGTCTTTTGTGCCTTGCGAAAAAACAACTCCCGTACTGTCATATGAACCTCTGCTTGATTCTCCCGGACGCTGTGTCAAATCAGACAGTCCTATATACCAGCGGTCGGTATTTATTTTCGTATCAAACTCAATTATCAGTTCTTTTGCATTTGCCGTATATTTTGAAAAGTCAAGATAAGCAAAAGCATACATATTCGCCGCATTTGAACCGGTTACAATTTTTTGATACTTGTTGCCGTCACTTTCTTCCGCAACGGATACAGTACATCGATTTATAGCATTGAATTTTGAAACACCGTCTGAAAAACCAAATCCAACAGACATTGACGGCAGTACGCCTACAACTTTTTTCTTCAGATACCCTTCTGTTTCAAGCATAGCCACATCAGCCTTACCGTTCCAATTTTGCTTGTCACCGGCAGTAACGTGAGTTTCATCACTGCCGATATGGTTATTCACTATATCCT